GCAAAACTATGGCCATTGTCAAGACCACATGCAATAAATGCGCCATGCTCGTCACGCCATACAGGCTGTCTCAAAAAGCCGTCAACAAAGAGTCCAAGAAACAACCGGCCACTGATTCCAAACACAAGTTTGCTAGCACTTTTATTGCTGTGCTTGGCACTTACAGTGATACTATCAGGGACATAATATTAGATGAAGTGTTTGCACAAGACATGCGAATGGTAGCCATCTATCAATTATTATGGCCCTTAGCCAGGTTTTTGGGCACCGGCGACCCAAAACAAATTAAAGCCGTTGATTGGGATGGCAAGCTAATAGTACCAAAGTTAGAACAATGGGGCTATACGTTGCAAACTCGTCGCAACCCGCCAGCCGTCACCAGATTATTTGACAAATATATCCCTGGTATTAACACCACGTCGAAGATTAGCAGCGCAGTTAAGTACGTAGGTGACCGTGAGTATCCAAACAAGGGTGAATTCGGACCAAACGATTTTATTGTCGTATTCACACGTGTGTTTCGTGATTTTCTGCGAGACATATTGAAACATGACAAGATATTCACTGCCGCCGAAGTGCACAGCCAAACACTTCCTAAGGTGCATTTATGCTACTCCGATTTAAAGAACATGCCAGAAGAAGCAAGACCACGATATCTATACACAGCTGCCAGCAGGGTGTCATCTGAGCTTATAGTATATGGCGCAGCCGGTGACGACGACATTCGCGTCACACTTGAAGGCTCAGCGCTTGAGAGAGCTTTTACGAACACAGAAACACCACTGATTGACACCATTGTTTTTGAGGAGAAACCCTTGGAATCAGGTATGATGCATGAAACCAATATTCGCATCAAGCCGCCACTGGTACCAATAGAGGCTGTTGAGAGCGTGCTGAACCGAATATTTATTCAGGCAAACGACTTACCGCCAGATGTGGTTGATATCAATCCCACGATGATACCTCAAATAGTCAGCAAGAAGAAATTCCATGCAGACATTAGGTATTTTGAGTCGTATGATCGTATTGTGCACGCCAAGAAACTATCAGAAAATAATATTTACAATAGGCTATACACTAACGCGTCGCTTAAGAAATCGGTTACCACTCAATTGGGCCGATATGCAAAGAAAGCAGCCACTATACTTACCGACAAGTACACAGATCACATGTTTAAAGGTCTTACTAGTTGGTTCAAGAAAGGCTGGGAAAAGATCGCGAGTGCTAACAGACCTACACCGGAGAAAGTTATGGCCAAAATGACTGAGTCGCTTATAGTGTTACAGTCCAAGTTTCCTATGGTTGCGCGTGACTCGTTCACGACTGAAGAATTATCGTATTTTAACGGTTACCATTCCAAAGGGAAAATTGGAGAAGATGGACTGGACAGAAATTTCCATGACGTCAATCTTATTGACGGCATCATAAACGGCGATGAGAAATTACCGGATAAGTTTACGGGGTACATGGATAGACGCGTACATATTTTGAAACGTGTCTTACAACTACTGCTTGAAAAAGATTTCAACCCCAATAAATTTGCCGATATGGAGACTGAATTCAACACAGACTTCGAGTACCATAAGCTTGTTAAGTTCCACATGAAATCACAGCCCAAGGAGATCCGCAGCGTTGGCTTCGACGCAGAAAACAAAGACGG